CATAAACATCAGAATTATTATAAGTATGACCAAAAACTCTATGTGAACCACCACTAGCCCCTGCTCCTTCAAGTTGTAATGCTGGTACAGTATCATTACCACCAAAAGGCTGTGCCTGTTCATAAGTTCTTGGAGAACTTATACCTATAAGAAACCTTCCCGAACTATCTATAATACATCTTTCTTGATCATTAACTCTAAACGCCAGTGAGTTGCTTGAATGATCGTAAGTCAACAGTCCTACATTTGCATCATCTTCATCACCAAACCTTATTTGTGAAACACCATTACTTTTACCTAATAAATTTATTCTTGCATCTGAAAGACTAGCAGATGATTCTAGTTGTAAAGTACAATCTCCAGCATTGGCGAAAATGTGTAAATTAGTGCTAGGAGTTGATGTGTTTATACCTATCCGATCATTACCAGCATCAACATAAAATAAATTCTGCCTTCCATCACCTTCAATCCTAAAATCTACATCTGCTCCATCTTCATTAAATACTGTTGTAGTTCCTAACTCCATTCTTTCAACACCACCAGTTGCAACGTTAAAAGTATTAGCAGCACTGAAAAACACTCCTGTGTCCAAATCTCCCCTGTTAGCTAGTGCGGGGGTGGCCGCACTGCCATCTTCTAAAGTTATTGTTCCATCAAGTTGTAAAAGTTCTACCCAACCATCATTTGCACTGTTTCTAATTTTTAATGTTCCAGTTGTAGTATCTGCCCAAAACATATAGGCTGCTGTGGTGGAGGGAGCGGAAGAACTACTGTTATTACTTAATATGGCTTGCAACACACTATTGATGTCTGATCTCACGTTGGCGCCGGTTGAATTGTCGATTACATAATCATGAACTGGAGACATCTTAGTTATACCAATGGATTTGAGGGTTATTTTATTATATTTTTATCAGTTAATTACATTAGAAAAGTAATTACAAATAAAAATTAAAAAATATTTAAACACATTCTACCCATTTTTAAGATTTTTTCCAAGCTGAACAGTATTTATTAACTACCGCGACCAAATCCTGTTGCACTATATTTAAATTCCCTATCTACATGACTAGAGCCATTTTTTATATCAATATTGAAGCCGCTACCTGTAATAGATGACAAAGCAAAAAAGTCTCCGCTCTGTGCGTTTTCTATTGTTATAGCAATACTAGGTAAAACAGAATTTGCTGCAACGCTAGTACCCGACTGACCTGTAAAAAAGGTATTAGTGAAAACAACTGACTTTTGGGAGGTTCCAGAATTTATGATTCCACCACCAGTTGCCCCTGCATTACCAAGACTTGTTTCTGTTCTGCTTTCCAGTTCTGCTGTATAACCTAGCTGGTCAATCTCAATACTTTGGGCTGGGTCGTCAGAATCCATTTCGCATCTAAATTTAAAACCACGCCCGACATATGTACCATTTACAAAAGGGTTAAATCTTGTGAAATTTGCTCCATAAGTACAAGCTGTTCCAGCGGATATTGTTGCACTTGTAGCTGAATTAACTGTAAAGGTGTTATCTGTTTTTGAGATTATTTCATAGTTGCCATCTGTAGCAGAACCAGCGGTAAATGTAATAACAACAAAATCACCAACTGAATATCCATGTGCGGTTTTTGTTACAGTGATCGTAGTGCCACTTTGTCCGTAGCTAACACCTGATGAAACTGTTAAATCAGGGTCTAAGTCAGTCACCGCAACTAATAACGAAGCCCCAACATCAAATGCGGTGGCCGCATCGAAATCAGTCCAAGTATCGATATTACCTGATCTTTTATCAATTAAATCATTTGGATAAAAACCTTGTGTTACAAAATGTCTTCGTAATCTTAAAGGTTGTTTGCCGCCTAAATCTAAGGTATTGGCAAACTCATATGAACCGCCAGTAATATCAACAGCACCTAGAAAGTCAAAATCTGCAATAGAATCAAAATCTGCTTCGGAATCAAGTGTAACCAAAGAACCAAGAACAAGACCATTCACATCGTCACTAAAGAAACAATCAACTTTTGCACCAGCAAAAGGTGGATTATCTGTATCCTCTCTATCCGTTAAAACTGTTAATTTAGGCAATGGGTCAGGGCTATTAACTATAACAGAAGTTTCTCCTTCACTTAATCTGCCGCCATCATCGCGAAACTTAAGAATATATTCGCCAGATACAATATTTGGAACAATTGATTCGCTGACATTACCCGGCAAAGCTGGTATAACATCAACAGAATTTGTAAATGTTGCTGTACCATCTGCAATATTTGACGCCCTAACGACCACGTTTCCGCCGTGGGTTACGTCAACATCTGAAGCTTTATCAAAACGAAGCCTAACAAACTGATCTGATATAGGCTCAATTCTTAAATTAGAAACATCTTGAGGTCTTGCAGTTTTTCCAATAGCTTCAAAAGTTAAATCATTTGATGTAGCAGAAAGCTGGCCTTGTACGTTATAACTAAATACTTGTATCTCATATGTTCCAAGCTGACTATTTTTTATTTCAAAATCAGGTCTTGATACTTTTTCAGAAATAAAGTTTCCATTTTCATAACGGTAATTAACTTGATATTCAATAACACCTACTATTGGTTGCCAACTAATAAATATTTTTGATACCGCTTGATTATTTATAGGAACTATTGTTTCAACAGCAGATAAGTTTGATGGTGGTGGTTTTAATTCATTCAGAACTGATACAGTTCTTGTTGGTAGACTTGAACCATCTTCAATAAAATCATATTTAGCTTCAACATAAGATAAAGCTGTAATTGAAAAATTTATACCATCTTGTTCTTCAACAGTTATTACTCTAAATTTTTGTGCTTCAACTGTTGTGTTTGCTAAAAGCCAAACAGTGTTTACATTTGGTGTTTGAGAAAATGCTGAACTTACTGTAACAACACCATCGGAGGTAATACTGGAAACATCTCTTGTTTCAACAGTACCATCTGGTAAAACAACACTAAATGTAGGCGAATTTGTTGTTGCCAAATCAGAAGCATTGGCATCATCAATAGTCATAACTGTTGTTGAAGCAACAGCAGATAATCTGCCACCTCTTCTTACACCAGCCCGAACAGGGTCAGCTATATCAATAATTGCGCCCGGTCTTACTATCGCGCCAGCATCTATTGAAGTTGTAAAACTAACAATTTCAGATTCATTTTGTTCTGCAAATAATATTGCTCTGCCTAATCTTGCAGCTTGTCCTCTTGATGTACAAGCAAAAGCCTTTACTTGTTTTGTAATAATTCCAAACTTACTTTGCGCGGTTGTATCGTCTACAACTTCAAAATCTACATCTTGGCTGTCCATATTAAAATATGAAACAGCTACAGCAGTATGTCTTTGTTTTAAACTACTCCCAGAATAATTAAAACCGTCAGATGTAATATTGCTTAGATTAAATAAATAACTTGCTGATTTTGGAGAATCCTGAGTAATTGTTATTGAACCAGCAGAAAAAATAGGCATACATCTCATAACACCAGCTAATTCATTGATAAGATCAAAAGCTGTAGAGGAATTTTGTATGTTTACATTACAACTGAATCGTGCCTCTTGCCCTCCTAGCCCATCATCAACAAGAGTGTTTGCAAATTTGCTGGCAGTTACAAATGAAAATAAATCAAGATTGCTGTCTGTTATATGATCTCCAAATCCATAACGAGTATTAGTAAGTAAGTCAAGTAACACCATCGCAGGGCAGTTTGTATAAACAGCAGCACCCATAACACCATTAAAAATATATCCGTCTGGGTAAACAATTCTTCCAGTTGCAATATCAACAGTTGGTGTTCCTGAACTAGAAGCGCCGGCTCCCGGAATCCTTACTTTGATACCGCGAATACGAAATTTCCTGCTAGGGATAGAACCAAACTGTTGTGAATCAAGCCTGATTGAGTTATAAGCAGAGTTCGCATATGTAGAAGCATCATCTATTATTTCTGAAAAACTTGTCCATTGAAATGCGTTTACTGTACTACTAGTTGTACTATCCGCGGTTATTCTTGTAACTCTTATATCAACAGGAAAAGAGCCAGTTAGTTTTATTGAAAAATCTTTTTGGTATGCGTCAGCAGTTCTTCCAGTTACAGTATCGGTATGTACATCTGTAAAACCACCAGAATTATATTGAACAGAAATTTTGAATTGTACTGTATCTCCTAATAAATCTCCGTTTTCTTTGGCTACTTGTATTTGTGGAAATGTGATTGTTACTTTTACACGATCAACATTCGTATTTGTAATTTGTCTTGTTACTGGCGAAGATGCTGTTACTTCAATACCGACAGGCGTATTTGAAGAAGAACTTTCAACACCATCAATTTTTGTCTGGTTTGCGGTTCCGTGTCTTGAATTAAATGTTACATCTTGAAAATTAAAATCAACATCCTGTGGGTTTGTTGATGATGCGCTGGCTCTTAAAATTGGTGTATCGTTAAGAAATACGTCTTTAAGATAAGAATTTCGATAAGCAGTTGATGTTTTATCTGTAATACCTGCTTTTGAAGCAGATGCACTTCCCTCGATCTCACCCTCAGAAATCAGATCCAAAAATGTTACAAACTGCTTACTATGTAAGGTATCAGGCGTTCTTGTAGGTTGTGGAGGTGGAGAAGGCTTTGAACCTCCACCAAATGAACCGCGAATAATTTTTTTATTGTCGGTCATACTTGTACCTGTTCAGTATCAATTGAAGAACTTATTACAACAGAACCAGTAAAGATTTCGCCATATACTAAAGGTACTGGTGTACCAGCACGGCTTGTCTGTTGTGTACCACTAAAAGCAAAGGACAACCTTGGATCTTGTTCAGAACTAAATTCAGGTGCTTTAGGTGTAGGAAATAACATATCACTTACACCGCCTAAAACTAAGCCAGCACCAATACCAAAAGCAGCTTTTGCACCCAAACCAGCGGCAGCAAATCCACCACTCATTGTTAAAGGTGCGGTAAATAAACCACCAACACCAAAGCTCAAAGCAATCAAAGCACCACCAAATAAAGCTTTACCAATACCACCAGAACCAGATATGACAGGTACAAATTTAATATCAGATTTACCTAATGGAAAATGCAATTCTTCAATATCTACTTTTTCTTCTTTATCTAATAACACTTGATAATATCTACTCGACATATGACTTTCTAACTCTGGAAAATTATTTACAAGAAAACTTACAGCTTGCGCTGTTGTATTAACGACAGCTTCTAATTCTTTGTGACCTGTTATTTTTACAAGTTCACCATACAGTTTTATTTTACGCATCATAACGATACCGACCCCCTGTACATTTTAACAACCAAGGATTGTATGGTTCTTTACAAGATAGTCTATCGCCTAAATGATGTAAAACATCACCATCTACAAAAATTCCAACATGATTTAAACCTTTACCTAAAATACTCATCGCTAAGACATCGCCATTTTCAAGTTTTTCATTTGGTGTTAATGAACGAAAACCCGCTGTAATCAAATAATTATTAAAATCGCCATCTTCTTTTGATTGTGGATTTTCATGAAATATTTCAGGTGTTAGGGGTCTTGTAGCTTTTTTAAAAGAAATTCCTTTTTCTTGGTAATACCAATCTTCGACCAAACTTAAACAATCAGTAACACCCCAAACCCAAGTTCTCCCAAGTAAGGGCGCTTTAAATCCACAAGGCTCATAATATCCCCAAGTTTCTGTTTTTGGATTAACAATATACCAAGGCAAATTTGAATCTTCACAGCTTATTTTATCGGCTTCTGAAGCGACAGGCGGTGTGATCGGGTGTGAATGAACAATTCCAATAATTTCTCCAAGTTCATCTCCTTTTACAAAATCTTCTGGATTCATTATGAAACATTGATGAGAAGTTATTGATAAATTTTGACAAGGAAAATATTTTTCTTTTCCGCGAATATTTAATAAAAGTCCGCAAGATTCTTTTGGGTCTTGTTCCTTTGCGTGAAGCAATGCGTCATCTTTCCAAGTCATTAAACAGCTAATCCAATACTAGGAAATTCAGCCCTAGTACATTGTCTTTTTGGCGCACGAACACCAATAAGATCAATAGGTGCAGCTAATTCAAAAACAACAACATCTCTTGTTTCTTGTGATTTTCTATCAATAGAATATATCTCTTGTGGAAATTCAGCATTTGGGTCAGGTGTTCCATAAGGATTAACATTGCCAGCAAAATTGACAGCATCAATAAATTTTGCCAGTGTTCTTATTCTTGTTACTGTTGCACCTGTCAAATCGTTGCCAGTTGTTGTTTGATTTACACTTAAAAGTATTGATGTAATCGTTCCAAGAACATTGCTTACAGTTAAAGTTGGTCTTGGAATTTGGCCTTTTTGATATGCAAAGCCTTCTGCTTGTACTGGAAATCTTTGGTATGTATTGCCAGCCCATACAATCTCACCATTAGAATTTAAACTTGAGCCGGCATGAAATCTATATGTTGTAGCAGAACCATGCAAAGCAGCGGTAGTTGTTAAAGTAAATAATTCAATAATTGATGAAGGGTTTATTGATTGAATATCACTAATAACGCTGGAACTCATGGCTCAAACACCTCTCTAAATGTGCAACTTAATTTAGCTCTGTTGTTGTAGGGAATTGATTTTGTCCAACTTTCGCAAACAAATTGTTTAGCACCAGAAACAGTTGCAGTTACATTTCCGCTATTTGTTCCACTTGAAGAAGCTGTTACGGTAAAAGTGTTTTGATCTACGGCTGTTGCGACAATAAAAGTACCATCTGTTGCAGAACCACTTGTAAAATCAAGAGTTACAGTTTCATTAATTGCAATGCCATGATTTGTAATAGTCACTGTGATTGTTGTTGATGATGATTGTGAATAAGTGCCTGTCTTTGATATACCTTCGCCCGGCGGTGTAAATGTAAAACTTGCCTGATCGTTTGCCCTACTATCTAAAAATGCCTCAATAACATCTGATTCAATTTCCGTTACATCAAATTGTAAATTATAAACTTTTGGATTTTGGTGACTTGCTAAACCAAATAAAATTCTGTGTTCATAACCATCTGCAAAACGTACAAGTCTTTTTACTGGTGATGATTTTTTACTAAATCCGACATAAGTGGGCGTGAATGATGGAAATGTAGCCATTATGCAAGTAAACCTCCCGGACGTTTTTCTTGAACTAATTGTGCCTGAATAGCAGCGGAAAGAACAAGACCAAGTTCTCTACTTTCTTGTTCATTGCCTTCTACATTAGAACCTGATGCGTCTACATTAACAACAATATTATTTGTTACGCCACCGCCTATTCGATCATTTGGAACTATTGTGCCAGCAGAACGAGGAACAAAAATCTCCGGCCCTTTTTCTCCAACGATTGAAGCCCTCCCGACAGGAGGTCTTCCACCATTAGCAAATCCGGGCAAATTAGAAAAAATACCAAAACCTGTAGCTTTTAAAGCAGTATTAATACCAAGTCTCAAAAGTTGTGAACCAATATCATTAAGAATACCCTTTGCTGCTTCTCCGAGTGATTGTGCGTGCATAATTGCACCAACTAAAGCATCAGAAACACCTGTTGCAATACTATCTCCAATTTGTGTAAATATTTCTTTTTGTCGATCAAGAATCCTGTTTTGGTCTTCTAATTTTCTTGTTCCATCTTCTAATTTAAAAATCTTGGCAGCTTCAAAAATTCCGATTTTTTCTATCAAATCCATTTCTCTATGTTTTTGTTCTATCTCCTTTTCGTTTCCTTCAAGCCTTGCTGTTAATAATTCATTTTTTCTTTCAATTGCTTGTACTTGTTTGTCAAATTCACTTGTTTCTGTTTTTGTTTGCTTTAGTAATTTTGGGACTGTTACGTCTTGAGTCTGTGGCGCATCAATTTCAACTTGCAGTTGTCCAGTTTGAAATCCAAATTTCTTTGTTAAATCAAGCTGTCTTTCTGCAAATACTTTTTGAAATTCCTCGTTTCTTTTAAATGGATTTGCTATGTTTCTAAGGTTTACTATTTCGACAGCTTCGTCACGCGCCTGATCTTGTATTCTTTTTCTTGCAGCTTTATTAAGTCCTAAACCCGATTGTAATTTTGCAATATTTAACGCTTTATTTATTGTATTTATGACAGTAATTGTATTATTTAAAACAGCTTTTAAAACAGGGTCGAGAACCTCTCCAAATGTTCGAGCCAAAGTTTCAACACCATCAACAAGTGTGCTAAATTTACCCGCTAAAGTAGTACTTTGAGCAATAGCGCCGTTTGCATATTTACCACCCGCATCTGTTATTCGTTGTAGAGCTAAATTAACAGCATCAGCGCTTATTCTGCCGCCTTCTAACGCCTTTCTAAATTCATCCGCTGTAAAGCCATACA